AAAAACAAAATGAAAGCAAAACAAAACTTTGCAATCCCTACAATAACCTCAACTTACGCAGGTGAGTTTGCAGGTCAGTATATTGCAGCAGCTTTATTATCTGCTAAAACTTTGGACAACAAGTATGTAACTATTCACCCTAACGTGAAGTACAAAGAAGTTATCCAAAAGATTGCAGTTGATGGAATCGTACAAGATGCTTCTTGTGATTTCGTAACTTCTGGCTCTGTTGCATTAACAGAAGCAGTATTAACTCCAAAAGAATTACAAGTAAACTTAGAGTTGTGTAAGCAACAATTCGTTCAATCATGGGAAGCTTTACAATTAGGCTACTCTGCATTTGATACTATCCCTGCTTCATTCAACGATTACTTAATCTCTTATGTAGGTGGTATCGTAGCTCAAGCAACTGAGCAATCTATCTGGACTGGTAGTGCATCTTCTAACGGACAATTCGGTGGTTTCTTACCTGCTTTATCTGCTTCAGTAGCAGCTGCTACAGGTGTTATCGCAGCAACTTCTGGTAGTACAATTATCTCTGGTAGTATCACTTCTGCGAATGTATTAGACAAATTGAATTCAGTAGTAAACTCTATCCCTAACTCAGTTTATGGTAAAGAAGATTTATTATTGTATGTACCAACAAACGTGGGTAAGGCTTATCAACAAGCTTTAGCAGGTGGTGCAGTAGGAGCAAATGGTTGGAACAACCAAATGAACGTGGGTGACAAACCTTTCAACTTCAATGGTATTGAAATCGTAATGTGTCCAGGTATGGGTTCTAACACAGTTGTTGCAGCTCAAAAGTCTAACTTATTCTTCGGAACAGGTTTACTTTCTGACTACAATGAAGTGAAAGTAATCGACATGGCTAACATTGATGGTTCTCAAAACTATCGTGTGATTATGAGATACACGGGTGGAACACAAATCGGTATCTTATCTGATGTAGTTTTCTACGGAGCATACTAAAAAATAATTAATTGGTCGGTGGGGGTTAAAATCCTCACCAACTAATTTTAACTAACAAAATTAAAAAACAATATTATGGCTTGTAATTTATCAGCAGGTAGACAGGAAGTATGTAAAGAGAGTATTGGTGGTTTGTTGGGTGTGTATTTTATGAATTTCACAACCGGCTCATTCACATTCACTACTGGCTCAAACTATACTAATGCAGAAAATGCAGTTCCAGCAGGTTTAATCTCTGCTTTACCGCCTTCTCAATCATTGTATTACTATGAATTGAAAGGTACAAGTGCATATACTGAAACCGTAACGACTTCTAGAGAGAACGGTACTACATTCTTTTCACAACAATTAGTACTAAACTTAAAGAAGTTAACAAATGAAATGAGCACTCAATTAAAGTTGATGGCTTATGGCAGACCTCAAGTTATCGTTTACACGAACAACGGAGATGCATTTGTAGGCGGATTAAAGTTAGGTATGGATGTAACCGCAGGAACTCTTCAAACAGGTGGAGCATTAGGTGACCTTTATGGTTATTCTATTACTTTAACTGGTATGGAACAATTCCCAGCAACATGGATTTCTGGTAGTACAACTACTACTGCAATCCCAACGGCTGTGTTGAATGGTGGAACTATCGTGTATAACTAATTAGTATATCACTAAAAATATTAAACCCTTACAGAGATGTAGGGGTTTTTTTATTTAACTATTATTAGATAATAAGTTGTTATTATTACATAAAGACAAGATAATGCTAGGATATTATATATCTCAATCAAACGAATATACATTTAGAACAGAACCAACTGCAAGTAATCAATTTACTATGTCATTACAAAATATGACTACATTGGAAAATACTACTGCAAGTTTGTCTGGTGTAACCTTTTCAGGATATGAAAGTTATATTGGATTTACTGCAAGTATAAGTGGTGCAGCAGTAGGTGAAGAATATAGAGCATACCTAATCAATTCAGGTAGTACATCTGCAATATGGCATGGTTCATTACAAGTTTATATGAGTGGTTCAGCTCCTAAATCATCTTACGAAAATCAAAATACACAATATATCTCTCATGTAAGTGAGAACAGATACATCATAATGGATTAATATGAGAAAACAACAAAACTTTGCAGTAATTAATGTAAACACAAATCAACTTCCTATCATACATGAGGATACTAAAACTCGTTACCAATGGGTTCCATTCGGTGTATTTGGACAAGATGATTTCTTTGATAGTGTAACATCTGCATTTAATGTAAGTCCTACAACTTCTGCATGTGTGGAAGGTATAGCTGATTTAATATATGGTAAAGGTTTATATTCTAAAAACCAAGCATTCAACGATACATTACAAAAGTTAATTCCACAAGAAGAAACTAAAAGAGTATCATATGATTTAAAATTGTTTGGTAATGCAGCATATCAAGTGTTTTGGAATGACGACCATACACAAATTAAAAAAATGTTCCATATTCCAATTCAAACACTTCGTGCAGAGAAATTAGGAAACGAACCAAAGATAGAAAATTATTACTATTGTATTGATTGGAATGACCAAAGAAAGATTAAAGATAAAAAGAAAATACCTGCTTTTGGCACTTCAAATGAGAAGATGGAAATACTTTACATAAAAAATTATTTCCCTGGATTATACTATTATTCTTTACCAGATTGGGTTAGTGCTATGCAATACTCTATTTCTGAGGGTGAAATATCCAATTTACACCTCAATAATATTACAAATGGTTTCTTACCTGCCGTAATGTTAAACTTCAATAATGGGGTTCCTGCGCCTGAAGAAAGACAAACCATTGAAGATTTAGTTCAAGCTAAATTCACAGGTACGGATAACGCAGGTAGATTTATGTTATCATTTAACGATGACCCTAATACTAAACCTACTATTGATGTAATTAGTATTGAAAACTTACATGAGAAGTATGAATATGTAGCAGACCATACGCAAGACCAAATCTTAGTAGCACATAGAGTTACAAGTCCATTACTTTTTGGTATCACAACTAAGAATAAAGGATTTAGTTCCAATTCAGAAGAAATGAAAACTGCATTTAGTATTATGCAGACTATGACAATTAGTCCATTCCAAAATCTTATCTTAAATACATTAGATATGGCATTGACTGATGGTGGATTTGAAGCTACTGAATTATATTTTGAACAATTAACTCCATTAGTAATTCTTTCTCAAACTGCAGAAGATACTGGTAAATCAGTTGGACAAGTAGAAGATGAAACTAATAAGTCAATGGAAAATCCTGCAACACAGGAAAACCCAGGTGACCAAACTACATCTGATGCTACATTAGAAGAAGTTCCACACATCAATACTAAATCACCATTCTTTAAAAAACAATACGAAGTATATAATACATAACTTATGGCATACGCATTATTCATAACAAGAAACGATATTATAAAGAACACTCCGTTGCAAGGTGCAATAGATGCTGATGCTTTATTACCATTCGTTAGAACTGCACAAGACAAATACTTAAAGAATTTATTAGGTACAGTTTTGTTTGGTTATATTCAAGCACAAATCGTTGCAGGTACATACGACACACTTTCCGTATATTACCAAGATTTATTAAGTGACCATATTAAAAATACTTTAATTTGGTATTCTGCAGTTGAGTATATTCCATTTAGTTCAGTTCAATTTAAATCTAATGGAGCAGTTAAACAACAATCTGACCAAGGTATTGCACCTTCTAAATCAGAAGTTGATTATCTAAAACAACAAGCTCAAACAAATGCTGATTATTATGCATTAAGATTACAAAATTATTTAATTGCATACTCTAATCAAATACCACAATTCTTACAATCAGTTGGTAATCAAACACAGATTTACCCTGATATGACAAACCAATATTTCGGAGGAATTCAATTATAAAATATGGCAGCAATAGTTCAAAATACAGGTACCAATTATACTCTTTATTATAATGTGTTGAATTATTTCAAAACAATTATGAATAATCACCCGAGTATTGAACAAGTATCACAAGGTGAAATTGGTGAGATAGATGATATTCAATTTCCATTTTATCCAATTGGCAATGTATTAGTTACTAATTCAGTATTTGGTACTTCGGTAACAGAATTTACAATTCAATTAATTGTTGCTGACAAAATTAAAAATAAAAATAATGAGTCAGAGGGAGAACGAAACAAACAAATTGTTCCTTTTTTTGGTGTGGACGATACTGTTGATATACATGCTAACACACTTGCCATTTTAAATGATTTAGTATCATATACCCAAAGAGGAGTGGCAGGTTTTGAAATAAACGGGGATATAAGTTGTACACCATTTGCAGATAGGTTTAATAATGGCCTAGCAGGTTGGCAAGCAGAGTTTACTTTAACAACTCACAACGACAAAAATCGTTGCCTTTTTTTTTTAACTAGTCCAAGCGGAAGTGGATATGTAATTGAAGAATGTAGAACAGGTGAAACATATAATGCAGTATTAAATGGTACAATTACAACTGGAAGTATTTTTAGCACTTATTATCCTACACCCACTTCTTGTTATAATGTCTTATCCGAATTAACCAATTTTGATGATTGGGATTTAGTTAATCTACCAATACAACAATATTGGGATACATGTGAAAAATGTAATGGTTGCTATTACGATACTTTGGATATTGTAAGAAATGGTTTAATATTTGCATACGATACATACGGATATACTAATGGTTCAAATGTATTAGTTGATAAAAGTGGATATGGTCGTAATGCATCAATAACTGGTAGCTTAAATATAGTATCAGGTGTTGCAATGCAATTTACAGGAGATAGAAGTACTTGGTTGCAATTACCTTCACAAACTTCACCTGAAATATATCCAGCTTGGCAATGGACAACACAAACTAATTTAAGTATTCCTGACACATTACCTAGTAGTTCATTTATGTCAATGGCAAGAGGTGGTGGTAGCTGGAGATGGTGTATAGACCCATCAGGTAGTACTACATTACCAAATACTTTGAGATGGCTTAGTAACTTAGCAGATACATCAACTAATGTTATAACTTCTTCAATTACTAATACTACATTAACTGCAACAGGAACTGAAATATATCCACCTATTATTTTTAATGCAACAGGTAGTTTAGTTAAAGAATATTTTAATAATGACTTATTACCGATTTCAGGTACAAATGATATTTTTCTTAGAAATTTTAATTATGGAGCTAGTGATATGACATTTGGTAAATATGAAAATGTTAGCATCGGCCCGGTTTCAATTGATTTTGAAGCATTGACAGCTAATGTGAGATATATTTTATACTATAATAGACCATTAACTTCAGCAGAAATAGAACAAAATGTTGAGTTTTTTCAATGTGGTAAAGCTATAAAAACTCCAACAACTACAACTACATTAGCACCGACTACTACAACTACAACATTAGCACCGACTACTACAACTACAACATTAGCACCGACTACAACAACAACGACTCTTGCATCAGCATCGTGTCCATATACAGTTGGACAATTAGCAGAAGGTGGTGTTATTGCTTATATATTACAACCAGGTGATAATGGGTATGATGCTAATCAACAAAAAGGATATGTTGCAACTATATCAGATATATCTACTGGTGCAGAATGGGGTTGTGAGGGTACAAATGTACCATTTGCTAACTTTTTAAGTTTAGGTACTGGTGTTACAAATACTGCAGCTATATTAGCTGCATGTGCAACTCCTGGTATAGCCGCTAGATTATGTGCTGATTTAGTAGAAGGTGGATATTCTGATTGGTATTTACCAAGTCTTGAAGAATTACGAAAATTATGCCAAAATAAATTTACGATTGGTGGTTTTGATAATACAGGATTTTATTGGTGTTCAAGTCAGCAAAGTCCTGGAACCCGTGCACTTGTACAAGCTTTTGTAAATTGTACTACAGTTACAACTTTTAAATCAGAACTTAGAAGAGTTAGAGCAATTAGGTCATTTGCTTGTCCAGCTACTCCAACAACAAGTACAACATCAACAACTACGACTAGTACTAGTACTACAAGTACAACTACAACAACTACTTTAGCACCTTAATTATGGCAACACTATTAGAAGTAGCAGGTAAGTTAGGAAGTCTAATTGCTCAAAGAGCACCTAGAAAAACAGGCAACTTACAACAAGCTTTAAGACAACAAAATACAGGTCGTAATATTTTGAGTGGTAGAAATTCTGCTCAAGCTGAAAAGGATATTATTGATGCATTAAAAAGTGGAACATTCTCTTTTGAATTTGCTATTGATGTAGCACCACCAGGAGCAGAATATGGGCAATGGTGGAATGACCCAACTCTTGCAAAGAATATTAAAAATGGTAAAACAAAAAATATACCAGAAGGAATTAACTTTGCACAAAAAGCATATCAATCTGCCGAATTTCAATCAGAATTAGAAAGATACATTGATGATTTGGGTGAAAAGATTGCAAAAAGTGTTGCACAAAATGTTGCAAAAGAATTGGATATGAAATAGTATCACATACTTTTTATAAAATGGTGGTTATATAATAAAAAAGAAATGTCTTTATCTCTTTTACAAACACCAGCTAGTTGTTCGTTAGCACAATCACCAATTGTATTTTCATTATACGAAAATTCAGATGTTAAAACATCAGGGTCTTTTCAATATTTAATGGATTTATACTATTGGCAAGGTTCAACTACCGGGTCAGCTTCTGTTCCTGATTATACATTAGCAAAGTTTCCAAACAACCAAGGTGCAGGATTATTTGAGGTTAGTAGAATTATAAACTCAACACTTAATCAATTAGCAATACAATATACATCATCAGTTGAATATTTTGCTGGTGATTTTTATTGGCAATATAAAAACGGAAGTAACTATATAACAGGCTCACATCTTCGTTCAAAAACATATAAAGCATTAGACGGATACGGAATATTCCAAGAAGCAATAGGTCAACAAGTTAATACACTAACTCCCTACTGGCCTTTGATGACTGATGGCCCTGCAACACAATCTGCATTTATAGAAAACACAGGTAACGCAGCAGTATATGTTGGCAATGTTGGTACACTTCAACCAACTGAAATATATTATCAATCTAATTTAGGAACTTACGATTACCTTATAACAGGTAGCTCTGCAACAACAGGACAAATTATACAATATCCAATTGGCCCATCTCAAGCTGGTTTTCCATTCTCTACTATTGGTTTAGAATGGTATTCGGTTAGACCTTTTAGTGGAGCCACTGCATTAGGACAAACAATAAATTATAATGTTGAATGTAAACAAAAATATCCTAATGTAAGAATTAAATGGAAGAATAGATTTGGACAATTTGATTACTTTAACTTTTATATGGTTAATAGACAATCATTCCAAACAGAAAAAAGAACATATCAACCACAATTAGGAACATGGGAAGCATCGACATTATCATACAATAATTATGATAGTTCAGTATTAAACTATGTTGCCGACTCTAAACAATCAATATCAGTAAATTCATTTTGGATTTCAGAAGATTATAATGATATATTAAAACAATTATTAGTAAGTGCTGAAATATATTGGGTATACGATGAAGCAAATAGTTTGGTTAGACCATTGACTATTACTTCTCAAAATATAACATTTAAAACAGGCGTAGTTGATAAGTTAATACAATATTCATTTGACTTTAACTTTGGACAGGCGTATAAATTGATAATATAATGGGTGTAATAAGTTTACAAGGATTTGCTTTTAGATTATTAGCAGGTGATGATAACCAACAATTAGACCTATTTAAAGACGAAGAAATTAAATTATCTAATAATGTAACTGGTATATTTGATATCGGTACATTGCCGGCTGACTTCACTCGTCAATTAACTTTGCCTGGTACTAAAACAAACAATGCTTTCTTTGAGCATGTTTATGATATTAGTATTTTAAATCCATTTCTATTTGCAACAAATGTAAAAGTTCCGTGTAGATTTGACTTTGGTTCTTTTTATTTAGTTGATGGATATATGCAATTGAATAGAGTAAATGTAATTGCAAATAAATTTATTGACTCATATGAGGTGACTATATTTGGTGCTTTATCTTCATTTGGTAGAGACATCAACAGAGCATTCTTAACAGATTTAACTTCATTATCACAATATAATCACACATCTTCTTACGATAACATAGCATTAAGTTGGGAAACTGGTAGTGGTTTATTTAATCACGATATTGTTTATCCACTTGCAGACTATGGACAAGGATGGCAATTTACTCCAAACGAAATATGGACAGGTATAGATGATAATAGTAATCCACAACAGGGTTTAGCAGTAATGGATTTTAAACCTGCTATTAGAGTTAAAAAAGTATGGGATGCAATCTTTGATTACGCAGGATATACATATTCATCTTCATTTTTAAACGAAGATTGGTTTAGTGATGTTTATATGATGTGTAATAACGCATTAAAGTATCCTGAATATCCAAATGTTGATTTAGAAACTTTTGGACAAATTAAAATATCTCCTTTTAGTGGTAGCGGACAAACTGATTTAATTATATCAAAAGCAACTATTACAAATCTACCATGGTATAATGTTCAAAATGACCCATCAAATGTTGTTGGTAACAATTCATCATATACAGTCACATTAGACCATAGTTCTTCTATTCAAGGAGTAATTAATTTAAATATTAATTTATCAGGGTCAATTGGGGGCCCTGCATTATATTTTTATGTTAGAGAAACAGGCTCACTTGCGAATGTAAGTACTCAAGTTTTCCCTGAGATTAGTACTTACTTTGAACAAAGAACATATGCACAATTTGCATCGGGTGATACTGGACAAAATGTAACAGAACAAGTTCAACAAAAATTTGCAACAGGTTTATTGGGACCTGGAACATATTATTTTGCATTAGAATGGATAGATAGATTTACTGCACCATATAATAATTTTAGATTTACATTAGACCCAAATGGTCAACCTAAATCTTATTTAGAAATTACAAGAGTAAGACAGGCAGCTGATGGTAGAGTTTTAGATATACCTTCTAATATGCCGTATGGTACAACAGGTATTAAATTGGTGGATTTCATTTCAGGAATACAAAAGAAATTTAATTTAGTAATTTATCCAAACAATACAAAAGAAAGTGAATTCATTGTTGAAACATTTAACAATTGGTATAACAAAGGCCAAAGATGGGATTTTAACAAATATATTAATTTAGATGAAAAACTTCAAGTAGCACCTGTTAATAACTATGCAGTTAATAAATTGAATTTTGGTGATACATTAGACCAAGATTATATTAGTCAACAATTTGCTAAAGGTGCAAATAGAGAATTTGGTAAACTTTATTATATTGATACACAAAACTTTTTCTCACAAGGTGAGTTTAATGTTAAAACAACATTCGCATCTGAACCATTAAATTATTTACAAGGAACTGGTTTATCAGGTAGTGTTGGTGGTATTAGTCCTAGTATTGTAGCATATTATGCAGGTACTTTTTATATATCAACAAGTGGTAATCCTTCTATTCTTTGTAATGATGCATTTGCATATGATATTTATTCATCTACGGGTGTTATTGAAGATAGTGCTGCATTATATTTCGACCAATATGGAGTTAGTCCATTAACAGGATATAGATTATTATTAGATGGTGATTGTAATATATGGAATATAAGTGCAATTACAGGTATTGTTAGTGGAAATTCAGGAGATAAATGTAGCGATTTCGGTTTCGGTTGTAGATAAAAATAAAACATTATGAGTCAAAAAATACCAATATACATTCCAACTTTTATAAACTCTGCAACATATACACCTGCAAGAGTATTACCTCGTTTGTATTTTTACAACGGGCAATTAGATTGTGAAAATTGGTATATTGCTGATGCAAATAATGGTTCTAGAACTCAAACTAGTTTTCCATATTTTGACCACTATAATGTAGTATCAGGTAGTTATCCAACAACTGATAGTTTATCATTACTTTTTAATAATGAGGCTGCAGTATATGGTGAAGTTCCAACTAATTCTTTGTTTGCAAACTATTGGAGTAAGTATGTTGCATTTTTATATAATCCATATACAAGAGTAGTTAATTGCACTGCAATCATTCCTCTTGCTGATTATATTCATATGGAGTTAAATGATATTGTAAACTTTAGAGGAAACTATTATCATCTTCGTGCAATAAATGATTACTCATTAAAAGATGGTACTTGTAATTTAGAATTATTGGGGCCTATTATTGCTGACACATTTAATGTAAATACATTTAGTCCAACAGGGTCTACAACTAGTACAACATCGACAACAACACTTGCTCCTGGTACAACTACTACATCAACAACAACTACATTATCACCAAATTGTGTATGTTATACAGTTCTTGTAACTTCTGATGGTGGTGGAGAGTCATTCTCAGCAGGTATATCTTATTTACCTTGTGATGGTGGAATGAATATGGAAAGAAATTTCTTAAACCCTGGAACATATTATCAATGTGCTAGAGTTATTGGTGGATTGCCACAAATTGATTTCACATTTGGAACAGGTACAATTTCACCAAATGGTAGTTGTAATACAGGTACTTGTCCTCCAACACCAACAACAACAACAACTGCTGGCCCAACTACGACTACAACAACTGCAGCTCCTACGACTACAACAACGACTATAGCTACAACAACTACTACAACAACTGCTGTACCGACAACTACAACTACTACATTACCTCCTGGATGTTTCATCTACAATGTTTATAATGGTGGAGCTGGTAGTGCATACTTTGATTACAAATATTGTTCAGGCTCTTACTATCATGTTGAGTTAGGAATTGCAGCATCAATGAGTGTTTGTGTTGACAATCATCAAATCAGTAGTTCTTACGCACCTATGGTAATTACTAGAACTACCGGAAGTTGCGTTGCGACCACGACTACTTCAACTACGACAACTACTGCACCACCAATGGTTAAATTTACAGCTGCTAATTGTCAAGATATCTACGACTTTAATACCTACCAAGCTTTATCTTCATCGGTATATACAACAGGTAGTGTGTTTATAGATGCTTATGGTACTTGTTATTATATCTTAAACTTTACAGGTGAAGTTCCTGTTGGAACATTAACTTACTTAGCGACTGGAAGTTGTGGAACTGCTCCTTGTGTGACTACAACTACAACCATTGCACCATTCTGTAATACATGGTTAGTAACTAACGCAACAGGTGCAGGATACTACTTTAAATACAAATATTGTGGAGCAACGACTTACTCTTATCCGGAAGTTGCAGCTAATAGTTCTATGAGTGTTTGTGTTCAAAATGATGAAATATTTAACGCATTTGGAGCACCATTAACATTTACTAATTTAAGTTCAAGTTGTTCAGCAACTACAACTACAACTACTACTACTGCAGCTCCTACGACAACAACGACTACGACTAGAGCACCTTATTGTTCACCTTGGACTGCATCTAACGCATTTGGTGCTGGATACAATGTTCAATACACTTATTGTGGGGCAACTGGAAGTACTATCGTAGAAGTTCCTGCGAATAGCACTATTTACTTATGTGTTCAATCAGGTCAAATTAATAATTTAGGAAATCCTATTTTATTAACGGAAGATAGTGGAAGCTGCGTTGCGACTACAACTACAACATCTACAACTACAACTACAACTTTAGCACCTGGATGTTTCATCTACGATGTTAGAAATAATGGAGTTGGAACTGGATTTGTAAACTATGTATATTGTGGTAATGGTAGCACATATCAGCAATTTAGTTTACCAGGTGGTGGTAGCGGTTCAATCTGTGTAGATAACGACCAAATTAATAATGGTGGAAATATGAATATGGTTTGGACAAGAACTACTGGAAGTTGTTCAGCGACTACAACTACAACCACTTCAACAACAACTACTACAACGACTACTTTACCTCCGTATAGTAATCCTTGGACAGCAGATGCTTGGTTTGATACATCAGGATTAAGTTTTGAAGTTGATTACATAAATTACAATAACTCACCAACTGCATCAATAATATCATAACATGGCAAATCAACAATTATTAGGAGGCCCAAGTTGGGAAGTAGTTACTAACCCCACATATGCTTTATACGCAGATGCTCACTACTTTATTCAATCAGGTAGTGTAGTTAGAACTAATCCGTGGAATAGTCCAACAACTCCAATAGCTAAAATATTAAATGTAACTAATATAACTGCAAACGATGTTGCCGTAAATTATGTATCATCATCAGGAGTATGTGCTTCATTGGTTTTAACTTCTGGCTCATCTACTCAAATTACTTCTCAAACAATTCCATTGGGGATGGATAATACTCCATGGATAAGTTCAAGTATCGTTTCTGATTTTACAGGCAGTATAACTGCAAGAACAACTGGAAGTAGATGGTTTGGATTGGAAGCAATTAGAACTGTTTCTGACAATACTAATGTTTATTTTATATCCAATGGGTCAAGTACAATATCTACAAATGTAACTGGGTTTCCTACATCAGGAAGTTTAGTTTATAGATGTAGTAGAACAATACCTTATTTAGATAAACCATATTGGAGAATTACCGATTTATATGATTGCACAGGTGGAACAACAACAACTACAACAACCACAAGTACAACAACAACTACAACATCTACTACTTCAACAACTACGACTACTGCGGCACCATTCTGTAATGTATGGACTGCATCTAATGCGTTTGGAGCAGGATATGAAATAAGAGTTAAATATTGTGGTGATACATCATATTCATTCCCAACCGTACCTGCAAATAGTAGTATTTATGTTTGTGTTCAAAATGACCAAATTGATAATAATGGCAATCCGATTACTTTGACAAGTTCATCAGTTTCATGTACTGGTAGTATTATAACAACAACTACAACTACAACAACTGCTGCACCTACAACCACAACTACAACAACGGCAGCACCTACTACTACCACAACTAGTACGACTAGTACAACAACTACATTAGCATCTCAAAAATACTATGTTGAAAGTTGTTCAGGACCTGGTGATATAGTTGGTGTAATTACAATTACATCCGCACCTTTATTAACTGCGGGTCAAATAATAAGACTTAATACTAATGTTGCTGGATTATCTTGTTTCCAAGTATATAGCACTTCAACAGGAACATCAACATTGGGAACTCGTAGTGTGACTAACATTTATACTGATTGTGTAGATTGTACAGATTAATACAAAAACTAATTTGGATGTTAAAATATAAAACAAATTAGTTATGCTTATTAAAAGTCTTAGGTTCGTATCAGCTCAACCTGCCACATTATATTATGCTTGGCAAGTTGAAGTAATGATTAATAATTTTATGGCAATGGGTGTTAATCCCAATGACATTGATATTGTATGTTGGAAACAAAATGGTGAAGTGCCGGAAGAATGGAGTAAACTTGCATCAAATTATCCTGCAAGGTTTTTCTTTTATGATGATACTCGCCAAACAAAACATTATATCAGTTCTATTAGACCAAACATTCTTAAACAACATTTTACTGAACATCCTTATTTAGATAATGATGTTATATTCTATCACGACTCTGATATCATTTTTACTAAACCAATTCAAACTTGGATTACAGAAGATATGATTGCAGATGATGAATGGTATGGTAGTGATACTCGTTGGTATATTGCACATTCATATATTAAAGGTAAAGGTCAAAATGTAATTGATTTAATGTGTGAGATAATGGATATGCCTGAAGAAATCATTTTGGAAAATGAAATGAATGCAATCGGTGCACAATATCTTATGAAAGGAGTTAATGCTGCGTATTGGGATAGAGTAGAAAGAGATTGTGAAGCATTATTTAAACAAGTGACCGATTTAAATAATCAATTAAAATCAGTAGACCCATCTTATCACGAATTACAAATATGGTGTTCAGATATGTGGGCAGTATTATGTG